AAATAACGATGTACAAGTCTCCGGCGCATTCACGGATGGGTGAAGACGTACGTAGAGCGCTCGTTGCTAACAAGCAATGGGCAAAAGTGGTGTTCAATTCAATGATCGAACACACCCTACGCTGCCGACCAACTTTGTTAACGGCTCGGTGCGACCCAATAGTACGGTCCTACAGGTCCCAAGTGGGGTGGTACGGGCCTATCAATATTAGCACCGATGGTAACCTGGTTCCCGAACCGAGATGCCGCATTGTGGACAAGCGAGTGGTTGACGGTCGCATGTATCTGCAGGTTGCTAACAAGTCGGTGGCCCCTCCAAGCTGGGAGGATGGGTGGACCACCGTGAAGGGTAAGCGTGGGAATCGGGGCACACCACCATCAACGCCCCCACCAACCAAGCGGCCACGCGGAACGGCTGACGCGGCGGGGGCTGCGAGCCACTTCGCAAGGTCACAAGCTGCTAAGGAGTTGGATTACGCTTTCAGCGTAACCCTACCTGGCGACGACCAAGTGATGTCCGATGCCGAGTTGGCCGCCGGCCTCAAACAAGCCACTCGCCGCATGGCTGGTAGCAATACACCAACTGCCGGCACCAGCGAACGCGAAGATGGCAGCGAGATGAGTGTGTCGCCGACGGAAACGGTGGTCAAGCGGTTGAAGGGCGGAGAAGGTGGGAAAAAACGAGCCAAACGCCTACGCACCCCACGTAAAGGAGGTGCACACGAGTACCGTCACCGCGGTTGCGTAGGGACGCTGTTGCCAATTGATCCCAAGTGGCAACGCGCTGCAATGAAGATGCAAAAACTGCCATCCAATCCACCCACGGTTGGGTGCAAGGTGGTGGGCAAGCGCAAGGTGGAGTACGACCCTCCTTCCGATAAAGGCGATTGTTTGTTTGCTTGCCTAAACGTCGCTTTCGACAGGGAGCGTAAACGCGGTGATTACCAAGCCATTTTTGGTAAGTCCATTGGCACCAACAACCCAGAGTGCTGGGGGGACACCACTGACTTGGCAAAAATAAGCAGAAGGGCGGGATTGCGGTTTTGCATCCATTCGGACTTAGCTCCACAAGGATGGGTGATTGGGTGTAGAGGGCCCATAATCCACCTAAGAAACCACAACAACATACACTGGACTTATTTGGGGCCCAACGATGGACCTGAAACACCCACTCCAACAAATGTTGAACACACCGAGTGCAAGGAGTACAACGGTGGGGACAGCGAAGATGAGCTGGTTGCTGAGATGGAGAAACTAATGGGCGATGGACCATCATACCAGCGGGCACCAACGCCCACAGGGTTGACATATGAGCCCAAATCAAGGCCCCCATCACCAACGCCCACAGGGTTGACATATGAGCCCAAATCAAGGCCCCCATCACCACAACGAGGAAATACGCCCACGCCCCCATCCCAACCAAGCAGCACGATGATGGTGGCAGATCAGGGCAGCAAGCAGGCTGGTGGCGACGATAAGCCCACAGCGACCAAGGAGGAGACCAGGAAACCCACCAAGCGCGGAGCCAGCATTAGCGCAAGGATACCCCCACCCAAGAAAGGCGGGCAGTCCGATGACGAAAGCACACCGATACCCAAACCAGAACCCATAAAGGTGTTCTCAACTAGCGGCATTCCTGACGATGTGAAGGAGGCTATCAAGAGAGAGTTTGACAAAACCGACTTTGGTATGGGACCCAAAGCAGGAGATCCGACAGGGAATGGGCAAAA